GAACAACAATGCCCCACTGATTCCAGAAGATGGTGTAGTGGCCCGAGTTGGGGTTTACGCGCATATGCCAAACCTCGCGGCAGTAAACATTTACTACGGATAAGGAGTCCATCATGGGACGTGCAGCAAAAATGGCAACTGATCAGTACCAAGGCGAAGTTCAAGCTGGTGCCAACAAGCAGGACATGAGCAAGGGCGGACCTAAACAGGTTGCCCGCAAGAGCGGCCCTAAGCCCTCCAGCTCATTCTCTCCTCGCGGTGTAGGCCAAGCTCGTAACAAGCCTTGCAAAATGTACTGAAATGGCAAAAAAATCCCCCTCTCTTTCGGTAGGACGCGGCGAAAAATTGCCCATCTCCAAAGGGGCGGGATTAACGGCTAAAGGCCGTGCCAAGTACAACGCAGCAACAGGAAGCAACTTGAAAGCCCCACAGCCACAAGGCGGCAAGCGTAAGGATTCGTTCTGCGCTCGTATGTCTGGGATGCCGGGGCCAATGAAAGATGAAAAAGGCAAGCCAACCCGTAAGGCAGCTGCTTTAGCAAGGTGGAAGTGCTAATGGACATTAATTTAATTTGGTCAGCCGTTTTATCTGCCGCTGTTGGCGGATTGTGGTTTTTCATCCGTGAAAAATTTGATGAATTAAAACGCATTGACATCTTGTTAAACAAAACACGCGAGGAGATTGCCCGTGATTACGCAACTAACGCAGAAGTGCAAAGAATTACTGACCACATTGACCAACGGTTTAATCGCCTTGAGGCAAAAATTGATCAGCTTATTCAAGTAGGTAAGTAATGTATTTCCAGAGACGACTTTTAACAACTTGTACAAGGAGTAATTGAAATGATGCATTCAAAAACGATGGCTAAAGGAGGCGCAATGAAAAAAAGCGCAAAGAAAAAAAGTGGAATGCATAAAATGCCTGATGGCAAAATGATGAAAGATTCTGCTATGGCTAAAGGCGGTTACTCCGAAGGTGGCCGTGTTCAGGTGCGTGGCGTTGGTGCTGCGCGTGCCCGTACAGCCAAAATTTGTTAATCCATGGCCACATCAGGCGTAGCCAACTTTGATCTTCAGTTTGATGACTTGATTGCTGAGGCGTATGAACGCTGCGGCTTAGAGGTCAGGGATGGCTACGACATGAGAACGGCCATTCGGTCGCTCAACCTCATTTTTGCTGAGTGGGCCAATCGCGGATTGAACCTTTGGACGATCGAGCAGCGCCAGCAGGTACTGACACCCGGGGTGTATGAATACAACCTGCCAGACGATACCATCAACGCCCTGTCGGCGGTGATTCGTACGAATGCGGGTCAGTCAAATCAGCAGGACATCACCATTGACCGTATCAGCCGCGCAGAATGGCTGCACGTCCCCAATAAAAATACCCAGTCCAGACCTGCTCAATACTACGTACAGCGCTCTGTTCCAACCACGGTGTACTTCTACCCTGCCCCTGACGATACACAGACGTGGACGTTTGTGTATTACGCCATCAGGCGTATTGAGAATGCAGGGGCATACACCAATACTGCCGACATTGTTTTTCGCTTCCTGCCTTGTTTGGTGGCTGCTTTAGCATTTCATCTGTCGGTCAAGAAAGCCCCGGACCGTATGATTGTGTTGAAACAGTTGTACGAAGAAGAATTTGCCCGGGCAGCGGCGGAAGATCGAGACACAGCCAGTGTGTTCCTGACACCAACCTATTCGGGTGGGTAATCATGGGTTACGCTTCAGGCAAGTTTGCAATTGCACTTTGTGACCAGTGCGGTCAACGGTTCAAGCTGCTTGCGTTGATTAAGGACTGGAAGGGATTTAAGGTCTGCTTAGAGTGCTATGAGCCAAAGCACCCACAATTGGAGCCAAAGCGCAACCTTACAGAGCCCCAAGCGTTGCAGCAACCGCGCCCAGAGGCCACAATGGGGGTGACGATCTATGTGGGGGAAACCTCAGATACCTCGTTTTCAAGTATAGGAATGCTTCCTATGCCTCCGGCTAGACAATTGACAGCGGCAGGTCTGCTGGCTTCAGTGCAAACGGTGATCACATGACTTACGATGAACTTGTTGCTGCAATCGAGACGTACACCGAAAACACGTTTACGGATACGGAGCTTTCCACCTTTGTGCGGCAAGCAGAACAACGTATCTACAACACGGTGCAGTTGGCCAATTTGCGTAAAAACGTAATTGGAAACTTTACTTCTGGCAATAAATACTTGTCTACCCCGAATGATTTTCTTTCTGTGTATGAGATCTCAGTAGTGGATGGCAGTGGTAACTACATTGCTCTGTTGAACAAGGATGTCAACTTTATTCGGGAAGTGTATCCCGCACCCAGTTCCACTGGAGTTCCAAAATACTATGCAATATTTGGCCCCGTAACTAATCTGGACACCGAGCTGTCCCTCATCGTGGGGCCAATGCCAAACGCTTCCTATGCAGTGGAGTTGCACTACTATTACTACCCAGAATCAATTGTTACCGCAGACAACACGTGGTTGAGCGACAATTTTGATTCTGTGCTGTTGTATGGTTCCTTGGTAGAGGCGTACACCTTTATGAAGGGTGAGCCTGACCTGATGGGAGTTTACGAGACCAAATACAAAGAAGCATTGGCATTGCTGAAGAACTTGGGTGATGGCAAGCAACGTGGCGACGCATACCGCGATGGCCAAGTCAAGAATAGGGTGATGTAATGTTCACAGCAGGCCTGACAACCAGTTTTAAACAGGAACTGCTCCTTGGGGTGCATGACCTAGATACCGACGTTCTTAAGATCGCGCTGTATACGGAAGATGCCACACTGGGCCCAGAGACAACGGTGTACAGCGCTACAAATGAAGTATCAAGCGCGGGGTATACAGCGGGTGGCCAAATACTATTAAATGTAGTGGTTCAGGGGGGCCAAGGCACGGGGTATGCCAGTTTTGACAACCCTCAATGGGCTTCAGTAAGCTTTGCTACACGGGGAGCTTTAATCTACAATTCGAGCAAGGCAAATCGTTCCATTGGTGTGTTTAATTTTGGTTCTAATCAGACAATGCTGAACCAAAGTTTCCAAATCCAATTGCCTGCGAACAACCCCGGAACGGCGGTAATTAGGATTGTTTGATGTTAAATGGTTTTTCCACTATCATGTTCAAAATCACTGCGTCAAGCAGTTTTCTTCAAGGAGTTTCAAATGTTTAATGAACAAGCACAGTCTCACGACTTAGTAGCAGCGGCATTAGCCACAGCCAAGCGCATAGAGGATGGGGCAGCCGCAAAAGGCTACTTTACCCTTCAATGCCTAGACAAAGACGGCAAATTAAAATGGGAAGATGTAGTTCCCAACTTGGTTGTGAACGTCGGCCTGCAAGACATGAATGACAAGTATTTCAAGGGCGCTACCTACACGGCTGCTTGGTTTATTGGCCTATATGGCGCTGGCGCTTCTAACACGCCTGCCGCTGGAGATACATCCGCATCTCACGCTGGTTGGACTGAAGTTGTTCCATACAGCAATGCAACCCGCCCAGCAGCAACATTTGGCACAGCTACAACAGCCAACCCATCTGTACAGACAAACTCTGCTTCCCCTGCTTCATTTACGATTAACGCAACCCAAACTGTTGGCGGTGCGTTTTTGATAAGTGACAGCACAAAGTCAGGAACAACAGGTGTTCTGTTTTCTGCTTCTGACTTTACAGCCCCCGGCGACCGTTCGGTTGTGTCTGGTGACACATTGAACGTGACTTACACATTCAGCTTAACAGCGACTTAATTAGGAGATTAACATGGCAACAACATTTAAAAAAGGCGATAGCGTCAAACTTGTTGGAATTATTCCAGAAGGCCCCGTACAGGCTCTACGCATGGATGAAGACGGTAATGTCTCTTATCTAGTAGAGTGGACTGATGCTGATGGCAATGACCAACAGCGCTGGTTCGATGAGGCGCAGTTAGTAGCAGCCTAAACTGTCGTTTAGTTAAGCGGCTGGCTAGTGTCTTTTGGCGCTGACCAGCCGTTTTGTTTTGGAGATATAAATGATTAAGATTGACTTCTCTTTTCACTCACAGCACGGCACATTTTCAGATGCTTTGCATTTGCCAGACGATCATTCGTTTACAGAGGCTGAGATTGAAGCCATGAAGCAACAGAGGCTTGATAATTGGCTGGCTATCGTAAATGCGCCTCACACGGAAATGCTGGATGAAGATGGGAACATTGTTCCTGTTATTTCGGAGTAGCGCATGGCTGATCGTTTCTGGGTTGGCGGCACTGGAACTTGGAATACCATAAGTACAACAAACTGGTCTGCCTCATCAGGCGGAGGTAGTGGTGCTTCTGTTCCAACCAACTCCGATTCGGTATTTTTTGACCAAGCAGGAACTTATACAGTCACATTAACAGGCGCATTGGCTTGCCTTGACCTTACGGTGTCTGCTGGCACTGTTACGTTTCTCTCTGGCACATCGCCTTCAATGAACATTAGCGGTTCAGTTTCTTTAGTTGCGGCTACTGTCTGGACTTCTACGGTTGCAAAAACATTTTCTGCCACTTCAGCTCAAACAATTACAACAAACGGTGTTAATTTTAGAGGCGCTAATACTTTTAATGGTATTGGTGGATCATGGACTTTGGCCGATGCGTTTAGTTCAACTAGTGGTGGCACTAACTTCACTTTAACCGCAGGAACTTTTAATACAGCAAACTACGCCCTTTCTGTTAACAACTTTGCAACAACCTCAAACGCACTAACAAAAGTAGTAAATTTTGGATCTTCTTCTATATCAGTGTCCGGTTCGTTTACGTTAAATGGAACAAACCTTACTTTTAACGCTGGAACATCTACAATAAATTTAGGTATTTTTGCGCTTACTGTTTCAGGCCCAACATCAATTACTTTCTATAACGTAAATGCTAGTTATACATTTGGCAATACAATCTCAACAACAATTGACCTGACATTTAACAATCTAACAAGATCCGGCACGTCTTCCAATTATCATGGTATTGGATTTACCGCAGGGAGAACATACACAATAAACGGGACGTTTAGCGTAAGCACAACGTCAACTACCGCAGTTATTTATATTTCTTCCGGTACAAATGGAGCAAACGCTGCAACCATAAATGCCGCAGCAGTGTCGTTATCTTCTGGTAATGTGTACATAGCATTCCGTGGAATCACTGCGGGCGGAGCATCTGCTCCGTGGAGTGCCACTCGCCTTGGCGATGGCGGGTACAACAGCAATATTACATTTTCTGCTGCGCGAAACGTATATTGGGTTGGCGGTTCTGGCAGTCTTACTCCAAACTCATCAAGGTTTGCATTAAGTAGCGGTGGGGCAGCGGCTACCGCTAATTATCCAAAGCCACAAGACACGCTTATATTTGACAACAATTCTTTTGCTACAGCTGGATTAACCATATCTATTAGCTTTGCTAGTGACAATCTTTATTTGCCAACAATAGATTTTTCAGGAATTACACAAACTATCAATTTTCGAAATAGCGCAAATAATAATACTTTTCTTTTTGGGGGAATAATTTGGTCTAATTTAATAACATTTTCGACTCCCTCTACTGACCCAACTACTCAACGAACATTTGTTCTTTTGAATAGAGGGGTTGGCGACTCTGTAATAACATCCAATGCGGCAACATTTCAAAACGCAATTAATGTGAGCTATTTTGGTTCTGATGTTGTTCGTTTTACAGACGCTTTTAATCAAACCCGTATTACCGGAGTTGCCACCGCCGCGCTTTTGACTCTTACAAGTGGCACGATAGACATCAATAACCAAACTGTTTCTACTGAATCTTTTTCATCTACCAACTCAAACACCAGAACCATTGCATTTGGCACAGGTAGTATTAACTGTACTGGTACAGGTACTGTGTGGAATACGGGAACAGTTACAGGACTGACTACAACAGGCACACAGGTTGTTAACGTAACAAGTACAGGCTCTACTGCTATTGCTCTTAGCGTTAGTAACTTATCTGAAGCAAACTCTATCAGTTTTAACTTTACTGGTGGTACTTATGCTTTGACTTTTTTGAGCGGCAGCAATAACACAGCAAGAAATGTAAACTTTACAGGATATGCTGGAACATTGGGTGCAACAGCAAGTAATGTAATTATTTATGGCAACCTAACGCTTTCTTCAGGGATGACGCTTACTGTTACTACAAATACTATGCAGTTTGGTGCTACAAGCGGAACAAAGACAATTACAACAAACGCAAAGACAATAGGTTTCCCACTTACGTTTAACGGGGTTGGTGGAACATTCCAACTTCAAGATGCGTTAACAATGGGTTCTACAAGAACCGCCACACTGACCAACGGCACATTAGACCTTCAGTCATACACATTAAGCACAGGTCTATTTAACTCCAACAACTCAAACACTAGAACTATTGCGTTTGGTACAGGTCAAATATCTTGTACTGGTACAGGTACTGTTTGGAATACATCAACAGTTACAGGATTAACTACAACAGGTACTCAAGTAGTTAACGTAACTTCGACCGGGGCAACAAGTATTGTTGTATTGCCCGGCACTTTAACAACGGCGAATTTAATTAGCTACAATTTTACTGGCGGTACCTACCCGCTATCGTTTCATTCTTCTGGGATTGCGAGTGTAAGGAGTTTAAATTTTACAGGTTATGCGGGTGCGCTTACGCTTCTTGAAATTGGTTTTCCCTCTACCCTTTTTATTTTTGGAAACCTAACGCTTTCCACAGGTATGACCGCTGGCGGTAGCGGGGATTTGGAATTCTTTGCTACTTCTGGCACACAGCAAATTACTAGCAACGGTACAGCATTTAATAGTGTTTTTATTTTTAATGCCTCGGGAGGAACATTTAGGCTTGAAGATGCGGCTACGATTGGCGCTATAACAATTAAAGACGGCACTTTAGATTTAAATGGGTACACTTGCACAGTATTAAGTTTTGAAACAGGAACCGGAACTAAAAATTTAACTTTTAATGGTGGAATATTAGCGCTCAGTGGAAGTGGCGCAACTGTTTGGAATAACGCAGCCCCTACTGGATTCACCACAACCGCAGGAACAGGCACAGGCACAATTTCCATGACTTCTGCAACCGCTAAGACGTTTGTTGGCGGTGGCTCTACGTTTAACTGCACACTAAATCAAGGTGGTGCTGGTGCATTAACCATCACAGGCTCAAACACATTTAGCAACATTACCAATACTCGTAAAAGCACAAGTGCCACATCTATTTTATTTACCGCTGGAACGACAAATACTTTTACCGATTGGAACGCTAGTGGAGAATCTACAAGACTTTTAACCATTGGCTCAGTGACTGCCGCAAGCCACACGCTATCCAAGTCAAGCGGTACTGTTTCTGTTTCGTTTTGCTCAATCAGTAGGTCAAATGGCACTGGCGGGGCTACTTGGGAAGCACTTACAACAAATGGCAACGTAGATGGGGGTAATAACACTGGGTGGACTTTTGGCGGAGTTATATATTCTGTATTTATTACAGAATCGGCTTCTAGTATTGACAGCATCATTGGACGGGCTGTTTTTTACTCTGCCGTTCAAGAGTTTGCATCTGGGATTGATTCCACATCTTCTTCCGCTTCGCTTGGATCTTCTGTATCTGAAGCGGCTAGTGGAATAGATGCTATATCTTCTTCTCAGGCAATGCTTGCCAATGTTGCGGAGACAGGTTCTGGAGTAGACCAAATAAATGCCGCCCAGACATTTACTACCAATGTCGAGGAGATAAGCGCTGGGGTAGACCAAATAAATGCATCACAAACTTTTATCACTTCCATTTCCGAGGCAGCATCTGGTTTGGACGAAGATTCAGTTGCCGCCAGCACCTTTAATGCATTTTCAGAAGAGGCTGCTAGTGGCGTAGATGCTATATCTTCCACTCAAACATTTGTATCCGATGTAGCAGAATCCGGTAGCGGAGTAGATGACACTAGCGCCTTACAAACATTTGTAACAGAAGTTGCAGAGTCTGTTTCCGGAGTGGATCAGGCGGATGCCGCACAAACATTTGTCACCAACGTGGCCGAATCGGGTTCCGGGATAGATCAAGTAGACACTAGCTTCACCGTTAACTCTAACACCTCAGAAACCGCATCTGGGGTTGATTCCTCATCTTCAGTCGTTGTATTTTTGACTGATGTGAATGAGGCAGCATCCGGAATTGATAGCGCTTCTTCCACCCAAACATTTATAACTAATGTTGAGGAGACAGGGGCGGGTATAGATCAGGTAGCTGCGTCTCAGGACTTTGCCACCAACGTTGCGGAGGCTGGCTCTGGCTTAGATCAGGTAGCTGCGTCTCAGGACTTTGCCTCCAATATTTCTGAGGCGGGTTCTGGAGTAGACGAAATAAACGCCAGCTTCACTGTCAACTCTGATGTTTTGGAAACCGCATCAGGCGTTGATGCTATATCCTCTCTTGCAATATTTCCAACAAGCATTGATGAGGCAGCGTCTGGGATTGATAGCGTTTCTTCCGCACAGACATTTGCCACCGATGTTGCGGAGACAGGCTCCGGCCTAGACCAGATAGATGGCGCTCAAACATTTGCCACCAATGTTGCGGAGACAGGATCGGGCTTAGATCAAATAGACGCAGCCCAAGGGTTTAACTCTTTCATTTCCGAAACCGCATCTGGCTTAGATGAGGATTCGGTAGCTGCCAGCACATTCAATGCATTTTCAGAAGAGACCGCATCCGGCATAGATAACGTATCCAGCAACGCGGCCTTTGTAAGTGACATTAATGAAACAGGTTCTGGGATTGATGCAGTAAGTGCTAAACAAACATTTTCCACCAATGTTGATGAGACAGGCACAGGCATAGATCAGGTAGATGCTACCCAGACCTTTAAATCTTCCATTGCCGAAACAGCATCTGGGGTGGATGCCGATTCCGTGGCAGCAAGTACTTTTAATGCCTATGCGGTAGAGACTGCGTCTGGGGCAGCCTCTGATTCCGTGGCAGCAAGTACTTTCAACGCCTATTCTGCTGAATCCGCTTCTGGCCTAGATGCTGTAAGTTCTAAACAAAGCTTTGGTAGTTCTGTTGCCGAGACCGCGTCTGGCGTAGACGCTATATCTGCCGCCCAGCGGTTTGCCTCTAGTGTTACGGAAACAGGGTCAGGCGTAGATCAAGTAGATGCTACCCAAGGGTTTACATCTTCTATTTTTGAAACGGCATCGGGCTTAGACTCTGACTCGGTTGCAATTGTTACCTTTAATGCCTTTGCCTCCGAAACGGCATCAGGCGTGGACGCTGTATCTTCGAGCGCGGAATTTGGCTCCGCTGTAGATGAAAATGCTTCCGGAGTAGATTCCATAGACTCCCAGCAGGTATTTGTTACAGTCATTGCCGAGGCGGCATCAGGGCTAGACGCTCCATCGGTGGCTGCATCCATATTCAACGCATCTCTTGCAGAAACCGCCGCTGGAGTGGACTCTATCTCCAGCAATCCAATATTTGGCTCAAGTATTGACGAAACCGCCTCCGGAGTGGATTCCATATTCTCTACCCCAACATATGCCGTGGATATTGCAGAGACTGCGTCGGGGGTGGATTCAATCTTTGCCACCCAAGATTTTGCGGTCTTTATTGACGAAACTGCCAGCGGGCTGGACGCATTTACTGTGGCAGCCTCTATATTTAATGCCGCATTTACGGACTCTGCGTCTGGCATAGACACCATACAACCTAACTTTACGTACTTCAGCATCGCCCTAGAAGGGGTGTCGGTACTGGATCAGATCATTGGCGGGTATCTCTGGAACCCTGTAGATGACACCCAAAACGCCAATTGGGGCAATGTTTCTAACACCCAAGCCGCAGGATGGGCCGCAGTAGATGACAACCAGACCATTAACTGGCAAAATGTGAACAACACAAATGCACCCGGTTGGGCCTCCGTGGATGGCACCCAAAGCCCCTCATGGACCGATGTCCAGACACATTAAGGAACCGACATGACAACAAATTACACACCACTCCTTGGGTTTGCACTTCCCACACAGGGTGAACTTGATGGGGCATGGGGCGACGTAACTAATGACGAAATTACTTCGCTTCTGGAATCTTCTATTGCGGGGTTTGCCACAGCAAGTGTTACCTCTGCAAATTGGACACTAACAACAACAGGTTCGGGCCTTGCCAATCAGGCCCGCATGGCTATTTTGATTCCCACGGGAACCCCCGGGGTAAGTCGAAACATAGTTGCCCCTTCTTCCAGTAAAACCTATGTTGTGATCAACCAGTCCAATGCGGCGGTGGTGCTTAAAGGCCCAGCGACTACGGGGTTGACTATTGCTACGGGATCATATGTTTTAGCTTCATGGAATGGCAGCGATTTTGTGCAGGTTGGGAAGAATGGTACTGTTACCGCTGCGTCGGTGGTGTCTGCAAACGGTTTTGCAGGAACAGTGGCTACGGCAGATACCACTCCTGCAATCACTCTTTCCACCAGTATTACGGGGGTGCTTAAGGGCAACGGAACAGCTTTATCAGCGGCCACGGCAGGAACTGATTATCTTGCGCCCCCTGCTGGTACCGCCATATTAAAGGCCAATTCCAGCGGCGCATTGGCAAATGCCACTTCGGGAACAGACTATGCCCCCGGAACAAGTGCCTTAGCAACTGGAATTGTAAAAAGCACGACGACAACGGGTGCATTGACCATTGCCGCAGCGGGCACGGACTATCTGGCTCCTCCATCTGGAACGGCTATCCTAAAGGCTAACTCAGGAGGTGCTCTGGCAAATGCCACAGCAGGAACCGACTATGTGGCCCCCGGTACAGCAACCACCTTCACGGCTAAACAGACTTTTACAGGTGCGGCAACAGTAATTGGTGCATCTTTACAAGCCGTTTTGGAAAAAGCAAACGTATCCGCTACGGCGGCTACCGGCACAATTGCTTTTTACGTCAACACCGCTGTTGTTTGGTATTACACAACCAATGCCAGTGCCAACTGGACAGTCAATATTGCTGGGGATGCATCAAATACTTTGGCCTCGTTGATGGCTGTAGGGGAATCCCTAACCTGTGCTTTCTTGGTAACGCAAGGTGCTACACCGTATTACAACAGTGCCGTCCAGATAGATGGAACTGTTACTGGGGTAACAACCAAATGGCAAGGAGGAGCTGCTCCAACATTTGGTAATGCGTCGAATATTGACGTATATACATACACCATTATCAAAACCGCAGCAACACCTACCTACACCGTGTTTGCTTCACAAACCCAATTTGGTTAAGAGTAAAACATGCCAATCCTAGGATCAAGAGGCGCTGCATCTGTAAAGGGCTTTGGGTTTGCTGCCTTAAGCAGCCCTACTTATTGGTTAGCAACCTATTATGCCAATAACAGTGGAGGGGGCATAGCAATAGACAGTGCTGGTACTGCGTATGTTGTTGGGCGAAGAACCAGTGGATCTGCCGTTGATGGTGTATTAGCAAGAGTTACCAAAAAAGGAGTTCAAATATGGCAGCGTGCATATGCAATCGGTGCTAGCTTTACTGCTACATTTGATGACGTTGCGGTCAATTCTACTTCTGGAAATATATACGTTATTGGTGATATAGACTACCCAAGCAGTAACACCAACATT